CCATATTCATCCAATTCATGCCCGGCTCCTATGTTTCTTGATGATCCCGCGTGTATCACCTTTGATACCGCTGCAGTTTTTGTGGAGGTGTTGCTTTAAAAGTTTCTTCAACCATTGCTGATGCATGGCCGTCGAATTTTTGTTTAAATGTTTGAAGATCCATTGGATTTATAAGTTCACCTTTATTACGAGCAAACTTAACTTCTCCATCTTGAATAGTTGCAAATACATTTTGGCCATCTGTTTTTTCAGTAGCATCCTCTTCAAAGTTTAGTTCTCCACTAAGACCAGCTTCAATTAAGTTTTTAAAGTCTCCAAATGTTAGTGATTTATCATCGAATGGGTGTGACATGTGACCTGCAGCCCCGCCTTCCATGATCAATTCAGTGCCAGAAGGCGAATTGAATTTCTCTGTTAAGAATTCTGTGTATGTAAGTATTTTAGCCATAATGGTATGAATAAGATTGGCCCAGAAAAACTGAGCCAATCTTTAATTTTATATTAACCTAATGAAGATTGTAATGCTCCTACCATTGCGCCATAATCTCCTTCGTGTTTAGAGATTAGTCCGTCTACAACTTCTTGAGCTTTAGCTTCGTCAAAATCTTCGCCGAAAGCTTTTTGTAAAACTGAGAATGCATACTCTTTAAAGTCTTCATCTGATTTTACTTCAGCTTCATCCAATTTAACAAAGTATTCATATAGCTTTTCTTCAACGTTAACCGTTACAGCATTACCTTCAAATTGTGCATTGAATTTATCCATTAGATCTTGACCCATTTGAGCAAATCCAAGCTGTTCTAAGAAAAGCGCAGTACCTTCAACGATTGCAAGGCCTGACCAACCAGCTGCGTTTGAAATTCTAGAGTAATAATCTTCTAAAGCTGCTTTAATTCTAGTAGCACCAATATTAACTGCCATTTTACCTAAGCCATCAACGATTACTGGAATTGAAGCAATGTTACCTTTGATTGCAGTTGCACATGCATCTTTTTCTCTGTGGAAATTAGCATCTTCCATTGCATCTACGAATAGCTTCTTAACTGCACCTAAAATGGTTTTTTCATCACCTGATGCACCAATACCACTTAGTTCGCCCATCAAAATTTTATTGTATTGAGTAACTACCTTTTTAGCATCTCTTTTACCTGTAACTTTAATAGCTTCATTAACTACAGATTCGAAAGCTGGTCTTAATTGACCATCACTGTAAAGGTCTGCCATCATCCACTCTTTAGATCTTTCGTCCCAAAGGTAAACGTATTCTGCACCCCAATCGTTTGCTGCAGTTTTAACATATCTATCAAATGATTTAACGTTACCATTAAGTTGATCATCTTCACCATAGAAGTTCATTGAATCTGGATCAGCTTCTAAACCTGATGAATTACCACCCTGTAGGACAGCGTCAACGTTTTGGCCTTTCATGTAACCTTTTTTGATCAAGGGTAACATGTTCTCTGGATATGAATCGTAGTGTGTGTAAACTGAAACAATATTTCCTCTTTTGTCAATCTTACCGAATTGGCCTCTAGTGCCCTCGTTAAGTTGCATAAAAGACTCATTCATTTCAACACCTCTAAGTCTTTCGAAGAATTCTGATCTCTGTTCTTCAGTCAACTCTTTAACCGATGTTACGTCAAATTCTGCCAAAAGTGTTTTAAACGTTTCAGCCTCATTTTGTCTCTTGTTGTTGTTCTGTTCTTGCACTTCGATCTTGTCAGCTTCTGTTTTAGCTGTAACGAATTGCTCGAATGACTTTAATTTTTCCATCTGTAATCTATATTTGTTTTAATTTGATTATCTTATTATTATATATCTCCTTCAAAACTGACATTTTTTACATCAAACGAGAACTTTTGCTCTCTATAGATGGCTTGGCGAGCTTTAGCATGTCTAATTAGGTAATTATCCCAATCCGATGAGCTTAAATCGTCTACAAAATCAATAATGTTTACCGCATCTTTTGATGCATGTTGTCTCAATCCACGGCCAATTGATTGACGAATAATCACCTCTGATTTGAATGATTCAGTAAAGAAAATGTTGTGAATCTTCTTAATAGAAATACCTGTTGAGAAGGTACCATAACTGGCCACAATTACGACTTCTTCGCCGGCTTCCATCTTCTTTTTGTATTCTTCGCGAATGTCTTTGTCAGTTCCACCATCAACATAAAATACACGCTTATTACTTTCTTGTCTAAGCGTTTCGTATAACTTTTTACCGTGCTCAATCCTGTGGAAAAGAACAAGACTATTGCCTCGTACTCTGGAAATAACATTAGTAACGAAGTTGAGACGGCCCGGGGAATTGATGATATAGTTTTGTTCAAACTTAAATACGTCTTTGCTTTCATATCTGTTTTGTGACATTTCTCTAAATGCATCTTTAGTACTTTGTGGAGCATAATCCATCTTAATTACTTTTACTTTACATTTAGCAATGTGTCCTTCATTTTGTAAGAAATTAGCTGAAACCTCAGTAATCACGGGGCCAGTGTAGGCCATTAGAGTTAATCGATCTAGTGTGCCGGGCTTTGGGATTGTACCTGATAAGCCATAACGATAATCGGCATTGACGCATTTCTGAAGGATGGTCTTGATCGATTGCGATTTAGCTTTATGTGTTTCGTCAATAATAACAGCGTCAAACTGTTCAAAATAGGCTTTGTCTTTTTTGACCAGAGATTGATAAGTACCAATTACTACGTTGCGACCCGCTCTGATCTTTTGGCCACTATAAATTTGTTGTACCTTAATGTCGACTTGATTTCTGTAATTGTAGTCTAAGAAATCCTCACTGGCTTGTACAACAAGCGATACGTTAGGTACGATAAACAGAATGCGTTCAGCTTTCTTCTGTTCTAATATATATGCGACTGTAAGGAAAGAAATTAACGTTTTACCTGCTGAAGTCGCCAATTCACTCAAACACCTCTTAAATTTTAAGATGTTAAAGGCAGCGTCAATTTGATAATCTCTTGGTGTAATCTCAGACTTTTCAAAGAAGTCCAATGCCCATTGAGTAAACTTTTCTTGATTGATCCCAGTGTCAAATAGCTCAGTGATACCATTTAACTTGAGTTCATAATTATATTCTTTGCAAATATTCATCACTTCTCGCCAAAGACCAGAAGGAATCCATTTGTCATCCTTAATGTAGGAGATGTAACCGTCCCATAAACCCTTCTTCACAAGTGGGTTAAATCGCCAAGATTCAATCCGCCTGTTCAGAGAAATGTTAAGCTGCTCAAGCTCCATCTCAGTTGCATCGTCAATTCTTAGCAACTGTTTATTTTCTGTCAAACTAAGCTCCACATTTTTGCGGGCTTTTTTATTTTCAGCTTACAGATCTTTTAGTGCCAATCTGTTTCTGACGGCAAAGCCCATGTTATCTAGAGTCTTTACCGATTCTCTCATAAATTCAACTTGATTTTCTAAGAGAGCTAGTCTGGTATTTTCTTGAACAAGATCGTTTTCTATAAACCTTTCTTTTTGTTTTTCACCTAGTTTATAGTCGTATTCATAATACCTAATATAAGCTTCTCGCCACCTTGCGTTGATCGCATTTTTTTGCTCCTTAATTTTTGTATTAAGATATGCCATTTGATCAACCATTGTTTGACGTGAAGACAAAATCCCGGCTATAGTCTCTTCCATACCGTTAATATGTTTAAGACTTTGGGCCAGTTCCTTTATATTATTAGACCAAGTGGTCCTTTGCGCAGTGAGCTTTTGATCAAGCTCAAGTATTTTCTCGTTACTCATTTATATCTTTTAAAACAGTGACTTCTTATTAGGGTTTGGTTTGATATGCTTTGAAATAATCTCACGCTTCTTAAACTTAGGCTTACCCATTTTCATTTCAGGAGTATTAGCCTCGAGATCAATGCTATCAAAGTCAACCAACATTTTCAGACCCTTAAATCTGTCTCTGTCATTGTAAAAATCATCTAAGTCCTTTTCAACCATAACTGTTAAATCTTCTATACGTACCATAGATCTAATTTACTTGAAGTGAAATAATCATTAATCTTCTTATAAGCATCTGATTTTAATTCATAACACTTAATCATCAAGTCATTTAGATCTTTGATATTATATTTATCTAACTTATTTTCTTGTAAGAACTTAGACCACATAAAGACAGGTCGGCCGCGTTTGAGCTTCTCAGTCATTTTAGCTTTACCCGTTTTATCATTATCAAACATATATCTAACAGTCTCGATTTCGTCAAACTCCTCAGTTGAGCGACCAGCTGTTGAAAGTGCCAATGAGTTATGCATAAATTTAGCATCTAATGGTCCTTCAAATAGTGTCACTGGCCTTTGAAAGTTGATGTGCATAATACCAAAAAGAGTTGAGATCTTTGTAATACTATTAAGCTCATCTTCTGATATTTCAAGAGGTTGACCCATTTCTTCGTAGAGTTTAGGTAAATCATACGACAAGTATCGCTGACCATATCCTTTCATTCTACGCGTTTGTGCTCCAATAATTTTACCTTCTGCACCAAAGTTAAGAATCCATAAGCGATGCTCTTTGGCTGAATATAAAAACTCATCTACTTTATGGTGTAAAAGACGATCTTTAAGTTGAAACCAGATCCAATCTCCAGGTTCTATAGGCTTAGCTTTAAACTTAGCTTTAAAAGTTTCAATATCAATCGCATATTTTTGTACCTTCTCAAAAACGGTTGGCTGTAGAACGCTTTCGCTACTAACTTCAATTTTGTTTTGTTGAATGTAATCAATAATTGTAAAGGTGTCCTCGCCGGTCGAGAACCTAATTTGATGATCCTTTAAAAAAGAGTGGAGATTTGTGTGGTAACTACAGTTGTAACAGTGATACTGTAGGGTATCCCAAAAGATATTACCACGTTTTTTAGTGTCGTCTTTATGGGAATCACCACAATAGGGACATGCAAGGGTTATTCGCCCATGCATGTCCTTTAGTGATTGCTTATTTGGATTTGTATGTTCTTGTTGTACTACTTGTTTAAGTGCAACTCGAATTTTATCCTTAAGCTCCTCTGTTAGTTTTATATTAGATGTCGAGGTCATTCAAGAAAGAATCTAGATCATCGTCACTTGAAACGCTTGATGAAGTTGAAGATTCTGTTGAAGAGGCCTCTTTCTCAACTACAGTTGTCGCAGCTACTGCTTCTTTTTTAGGTGCAGCTTTTGGTGCACTTGTTACTGCAGCGATTGAATCACCCGGATTGAGGTACATACGAAGTACATCGTTTACGAATGCACGAGTATCCTCGTCCCAAGCTTTGTAATCGTAATTTGCCAATGAAGGTGCAGCATCAAGTTCTTCTTTGATTGTAGCCATTGATTCTTTGCTACGCTCTGCTGGAGTTTCACCGATTAAGATAGCTGATTTGCTAGCTGAGAATTTAGATTTGTCATAGTTGTTGTATTCACCTTGACGAGTGATGATCAACTCAAAGTTCTTACCTTCGAAAAGGTCAAATACTTGTGTTGGTTCACCGAAGTCTGGCTTCAACTCAGCGTCGATCTTCTCTTTGATCTTGTAACCAAACTTAAAGACCATGTACTTACCTTCCAATTCTGGATTTTGTGGATCTTTAATGATTTTGATTAGAGAATAGTACTGCTGACGTCTCTTAAGTTTTTCTGAAGCCTTACGGTCTACAGCTGAGTCGCTTTTACGCAACTTCCAGAATACGTCTGCAATTGGACACTTTTCACCGATTGAAGATGGTGAATCTACCAATTTACCGTCACCGCTTGAATTTGTCAACCAGTGTACATACTTTTGAATAAGAGAATTACGTGGATTCTCTGGGTTTGGAACGAAGCGAATCAACGCTTTGTAAGTTCCGTCTTTGCCATCGTCAGCGGTCGGTTTGTAGATCTCGCTTACTGATGTTTGTTGGGGCTGATGCGTTTCAACGTCTTCTACGCCCAAGTTAAAAATGTCAAAATTTTCACTCATGATACCTTAAAATTGTTTAAAAATGTTTAATACTTGAAATTTACTTTCAATCCTTATAATCGTAACCAAACAAATGTTTCACTTACTCGTTGACTAATGTCAAAATAGCTGTGTCAGATTCTTGCCATCTACCGTCTTCTAGCTTAATCAGCCCTGATTTGTGCAGTAGACCTTCGCGCTCATCATTCGTGAGCTGTCCCGTACGCACCATTTTTATGAGAACGGCGTTTAGACGGAAGAAATCAACCGTGACTAAATTGTCATTTGTCATTGTGTCTGTAATCATTGTTAGTTACTTATTATATATCTCACTAAAGATATGTTTCATGCTTAGAAACTATCTAATGAAATTTTTTTATTTAATTATGAAACAGTTTGGGGGAACGTGCATATAACTAAAGTCTTTAGGTCTAGAGGAAAGATTAGGCTGGGGGGTTGGACATATATGCCACTAAGAAGTAAGCATCGATAAGGTCATCTAAAGGCTTCGGGATCTTCTTCCCGATTTCCAAACCACTCACAACATTCCACAACGGGCTTTTAGCCAAGATGAGGTCTTCCGTCGAATTCTTTTGAAAAGCCTCAAACAACTGAAGCTTATTCATATTACCTTTACCGGCATATTTCTTAATAGTGGTTGGAGCGACTGTGACCAAGTTTTCGGGCTTTAAGGTCTTTAACATCTTCAACTTGAGAATAGCGGCACCTGCGGCCATGTCTATCATATTATTAGTTCCCATCTTAGAACCATATGAAGTGCCCTCAAACCCAATTATAAAGCCATCACCAACAAAGGCTTCTTGTAAAATTAGATTGATAATGTCATCAGCCATTCGATCATATCGTTTGACTTTAGTTAGTTCAGCACTTGAAAATGCCTCAGCTTCTTTACTAAAATCAGGTTGATCAACAAGAGTTACATCTTGGAGAAGTCCAAGTTCTTCCTGTAGTTTTTGTTCAGCTTTAGTACCTGTTTTAGGTTTTATGTAACTGATGAAATGGTATCGTTTACTCTTATCGTTGTAAACACATATACCGGGGGAATTTAGGGAAAAGTCTACCGAAACGTAGTTCATTTATATTCTTTTACCAAGACTAGCACCTAAGGCAGCGCCAACAAGTCTTGAAGTTAACAAATCATAAAAAATACCCTTTTGAATACCGAGAACTCTAGCAATCATCTTACCAACTGATTTACCAAGTGCAAAGCCTGTCAAACCACCTAAGATACTACCTAAAAGACCTTCGTTCGTCATCTCTTCATTTAAGCGATCCATATCAAAGGTACCGTCTTCATTACCATACTCAGCAATAAATTGATCGATAGCCTCATCTACTTGAGCCTCTAATTCTGGAGTCCATTCAGATTGTAGACCTTCTTTAAGCATACCCATATCCTGATCGGTCACTTTCTCTTCCAATAAGTATTTGTTAAATGTCTTCATAATGTATATATCATTGTAATTCTATTCTCAAGTCTAACTTATTATAGTAGAACGTGACTTCAAATGTTGAGAAGTCTGCGACGTTCTCTGCAAAGTTAAGCGAGAGTTCGTTTATTGAGTTCATAATTGGTTTTTGAAATTCCATATAGGCAACTGAAGCGCCCTCTGCATCTAGAATTCTCAAAGTTAATGGATCCGTATATGGTCTAGTAGTCGATCTAGCATAATAATACAATAGAGT